TCAACCCTTCTCCTGCGGGAACTCGAACCGGGCCACCAGCCGACGCGCCCAGGGCTCCGACAACGGGCTGTCGATCACCCCGTGCCCGGTATAGGCGTGGATGAACCGCGGCTCCGCCCCCGTGGCCGACTGCACGCCCAGATGCTTGGCCACAGCCCCTTCGCGCATGCGAAACAGCAGGACATCCCCGACCGCCGCCTCATCCGGCGCCTTCGGAACCAGCCAGAGCCGCGCCGCCTCCCAGAGGTCCTCGCGCCCGCCCGCCTCGGACCAGTCCATCGTATAGGCGGGAACCGCGACAGGCTCCGGGCCGATCACCTCGCGCCAGATGCCGCGCAGCAGGCCCAGGCAATCCGCCCCAGCCCCCCTGGCAGATGCCTGATGCACATAGGGGGTTCCAAGCCAACCGCGCGCCGCCGTGACCACACGTTCTGCGACCACAGTCATGGGCGCACCCCGCCACCGTCATTCACCCCGTTGATCGACGGGAAGGTGGTCAGCCAATCCTCGCCCGGAATATGCGGAAACCCCCGGAAATTCAGGAAATTCGCGAACTTCGCCCGGCAGGTGTCGGCCCGCTTGTCGCAGCCTGCGGTCAGCCGCACGCGATCGCCCGCGCGCAGGTCGGCCACCACGTCCTGCCAAAGCTCGACCGTCCGCAGCCGTCCCTGCCGCCGATCGCCCTTGACGACCGCCGTTACGCCCGCAGCGGCACCGTCAAGCACCTCAAGGCGTCCCCTCTCGAACCAGCGGTCCTCGTGTTCCGGCCCGTCGCGGAGGGTCAGAAACCGTCCGTCAACGATGCTTGCGATCTCGACCACCGCAGAAAAGGCCGGTCGGGTCAGGTCCACCCCGCAGGCGCCGTCGCCCAGAACGGCCCCGCAATCCGTCTGATAGGCACGACCGTCGGGCACGTTCAGCGCCTCGGCCAGACCACGGAACTCGGCCCGGAAGGCCTCCCCTTCCCGGACGATCTCGCCCACGTGGCCCCGGAACAGGATCACGCGTTCGAGGGGCCGCGCCCAGTTGACCAGCCAGCACCGGACCTCGGCACCGTCGAACCGGCCGGCGAGGATATCCCGCTCCTCCAGCGCCTCCGACATCAGCGCGCCCAGAACCTCGGTGTTGTTCACCGCCAGCCCCGTGACCTGCGCGATCGCCCGACCGCTCACCCCGGTCTCGGCGCGGAACACCGTGCCCTCGAATTTCAGATCCCGGTCATGGTCTGTGAACCCGAAGACCGTCCCGTCACGCCGCGCAATGCGCCAGGCCCGGCACAGCGTCGTGGTGCCGCTCTTCAGATGGTCGTCCAGCAGGTCCCAGCTCATGCGATGCGGACCTCCACCACGGGCACGCTCGGGACATCGCCCGCACGGAATGACGCCACCGACACCTGGATGCGGTCCGTGTCGAACCTGACCGGCACATCGAACTCGAACCCCGCGCGCACCTCGGTGCCGACGTCGGGCGCATGATCAAAGATGATCTCTCCCCGGTTCGGATCCACCGTATACTCGACGCCAAGGATCTTGGGGTCGCCCGCGACCGCTGCCAGAACCGTTCCGGCGACGGCCTTAGCGATCGGACGCACATAGCTTTGCCCGCCCGAGGCATAGGTCTTCCGCAACTGAAAGACCTTCGTCATGCCATCCCCGGTGCCGATCACCTGATCCAGGGGCGAGGGCTCGACCGAGGCCGCGCAGGATTTGTAATCGGCCCAATCCTTCCAGCGAAAGGCGTGCAACTGCCCCCGCCGCGCCTCGAAGAAGGCAATCAGAACCTCGACATCATCCAGCGACCGCAGACCCAGACCGGCATCATACCGCCGCCGGGAATGGGCCCAGGGGCTGTTGCGTTCCTCGAACCCGTTGACCAGCGTCACGATATCCGTGCGCCGCTCCGGCCCGCCGACCGAACCGAAGCTCAGCGACGCAGGAAACCGGACTTCATGAAAGGCCATGTCTCACCTCACCTGTTGCGCTGGCCACGCGCCAGGGCGCGCGCCGCCTGTGCCGCGATCTGCGACTGGCTGCGCTGAAAGCCCGCCACATCCGGGGTTGCGATGTTCATCACGACGTTCACCGGACGCCCGCCACCGGACATCTGCACACCCAGACGCCCGTCGGCCGCACGGGCCAGCGGCATGATCGCCTCGGGGCCAGCCTCACCCATCAGGCCGCGCGCCCCCCCGCGCATCGGAAAGCTGACAGGCCCGCTCACGATCCCGCCCTTCGCGAAGGGCATGACGCGGCCCTGCGTGAAGGCCCCGCCCCTTTCAAAGGGCATCATCCCCGACAGAAGCCCGTTCATGCCCTCGGCAAGAAAACCGCCCACGGCCGCCTGCACGGGTTTCATGGCCACGTTGTAAACCGTTTCGGCCATCGTCCGCGCGACACCGCGCAGCGCGTCCGACAGCTTCATGCCGTCGAACACCAGGCCGTCGAAGGCACGCCGCAATCCGCCCCCGATCCCCGTGGTCAGCGTGCCGACCTCGCGCCCGGTGAACACCAGACTGTCGCGCATCCTCGCCAGTTCGCCCTCGAAGGCCACCACCATGCCGGTCGTACCGGTCAACGTGGCCTCCAGCGCGTCAAGCTGATCCTTCAGCGTCTCGATCTCTGCCATTGCTCGCCTCCTGCTTCGCTGCCCGATCGATGTCGGGGAATGCCGCGGCCAGTTCCTCCAGCCGCGCGCGTGTCAGGGGCGGCGCCGCCTGTTCCGCCCCCAGCATGATCCGCAGTTCCGCCGGCGTCAGGCGCCAGAACTGATCCGGTGTCAGGCCAAGCCCGTGCATCCCGGCCCGCATCAGGCCCGGCCAGTCGATCCGCCTCATGGCCGGTCCGGAACCGCGAAGGCGCGCGCCAGCAACTGCGCCGCAACCCGCGCCGCCTCCACCGGGCCGCCTGCGATGTCCGCCGTCATCAGGTCCCCGGCGGTTCCCGGCCAGCCGCCGCCGCGCAGGCCCGCCACGACCAGCGCCAGCACGTCGCGTGTCGAAAACCGGCCCGCCTCGAACCGCTCCGCAAGATCGATCAGGCCGCCCGTCTCAAGCGTCGCTTCCAGTTCGGCCAGCGCCCCAAGCGTTAACCTGGCCACCCGGCGCTGGCCATCGACCACTAGCGCGACCTCGCCCGCGTAAGGGTTCGCCATCACAGCGCCGTAAACGTCAGCACCCCGGCCGAGGCCAGCGAGATTTCATAGGTCGCCTCGCCGTTGTGGCTGCCCGCATACTCGATCGCCGTGATCTGGAACGCCCCCTGCACCGTGCCGAAATCCGGGATGATCACCTGGAAATCCGGCGTTTCCCCTGCAAAGAAGATCTGCCGCGCGCGCTCATCTGTATCGGCGTCGCGAAACACCCCCGACCCGCTGATCGAGGCCGACCGCACCCCGGCGCCTGCCAGCAGTTCGCGCCATCCCCCCGCCGATTCCAGACTGGTCACATCCACCGTCTCGGCGTTGAAGCTGATCCGCGTCGCCCGCAGCCCCGCGATGGTTTCAAACTGACCGTCCCCGGTCAGGTCGAGCTTGACCAAAAGGTCCTTGCCGCTTTGCACAGCCATGACATTCTCCGATGTTCAGGAATGGCCCGGCGCGGGCCAACCGCCGCGCCGGACCGGATGGAATGGATCACCCGGTCTTGGGTCCGCTCAATCTTCGATCCGGGCGCGAAAGGTCACATCGACCCGCCGGATCTCGCCCTCGTCCAGACGCCGCGCCACCGCCCGGGCAAAGCGCAAGGAAACCAGCCGACCGCGGGTCAGCGTCAGCGCCGCCCCGTCCAGCGCGTCGCAGATCGCGACGGCCACGACCTTTGCGGCCATGAAGCCCGCCGCATCCGAAATCACCGCCACCGCAAAGCGGTGTTCCGCCCCCGCGCCGGTCTTGTCCGAGGCTTCCGTCACCTCCTCGGGCCCGACCAGGACGAACAGCCCCGGCATCGGCCCGGGCGGCACCTGATCGTGGATCGCCACCCCCGCCAGCGCCGGTTCCGCTGTCAACCGCTCATAGACCGCCACCTGCAGGGCCACTGCCGCGCCATAGCTCATGCCGGTTCCTCCTCGCGCGAAAAGCAGACCAGAACCCGGCCCGCCGGATCGGCCTCTGCAACGGCCTGAATCGCGAACACGCGCTGCCCCTCGCGAAAGCGCTGACCGGGCTCCGGGCGCGCGGTCGATCCAACCGGCGCGCCACGCACAAAGACGCGATAGGCCACGCTCGAAAGCGTGATTTCCTCACCCGCGGCCTCGCGGCCCGTTCCGGCCCGGATCTCCGCCCAGAGCGTTCCCAGGGCTTCCCAGGTCTCGGTGAACCCCCCGGCCCCATCCGGTGCGCGCACGACGCGCTCCAGCACCAGCCGCCGGCTGAAGTCGCGCCGCGTCATGCGCCGCCCCCCAGAACGCGCACCGTCCGCCAACGCTCGGTCAGCGCCAGAACCGCCGCGGGCATCCCGCCCGTGCCGTCGCCCGGATCATGGCGATTTTCGTGGAACTCGGCCGCAAGCAACAGCACCGCCTGTTGCAGATCGGGCGGAACCCCGCCCCAGTCCGCGCCGAAACCCGCGTCAAAGACCACCTCGGCCCGGCCGTCGTCCGGCACAAGGGGCAGTTGCACCCCCACGGCCAGAAGGCGCGGCCTATGGGTGTCGGCGGCCAGCCGGTAACGGTCGGGCGGCACGACCGTTTCGCCCCCCGCCGCATCGACCAACGTGACGGAAATGATCGCACCCACCGGGGCCACCGGCAGCGCCTGCGCCGCGCCGTCGCGCCAGTCCGACAGTTCCAGCAGGAACCGCCGCGAGATCAGCGCCTTCCCGATCCGCCCTTCGATCGCCGCCATCGCGGCGCGCAGATACCCTTCGATCAACCCGTCCTGAAGGCTGTCATCGGCAAATCCGCTGCCCAGCCGCAGATGATCCTTCAGCGCCGCCACCGGCAAAGCGCCGACCGGCACCGCCGTCTGTTCCGTCAGTCTCATGTCATCCCCCTAGACCAGCCGCAGATGGCCCGGCCCCGCTGCGACGCAGGGCCGGGCCTGTCGTTCCGCCCAGGTCAGGACACCGCGAATTTCAGCAGCTTGATCGCGGCGAAGTCGCTCACGTCGCCGCCCACGCGCTTGGAGGCATAGAACAGCACATGCGGCTTGGCCGAGAACGGATCGCGCAGCACGCGCAGCTCAGGACGCTCGGCGATCGTATAGCCCGCAGCAAAGTCGCCGAAGGCGATCGCCTGGGCATCCGCGCCAATGTCGGGCATGTCCTCGGCGATCAGCACGGGATAGCCCATCAGGCGCGCGGGCTCCCCGGCGGCCAGACCGTCCGACCACAGGAAGCGGCCGTCGGCATCTTTCATCTTGCGCACCGCGCCCGCGGTCTTCGAATTCATCACGAAGGCCGCGTTGGCGCGGTAGCTGGCGTCCAGCGCATAGACGAGGTCCACGATCGCATCGGCGGCATTGACCGGCGCGAAGTCGCCCGCAGCCCCCGTGGCGATATAGCCAAGGCTGCCCCAGGCCCAGACGGCCTCGGCCACCGCGCTGTGGTTCAGGAACCCGCGCGGCTTGTCCACCCCGTCGCCCGCGACAAAGGCCGCGGCCTCGGCGCGCGCGAACTTGTCGGCGATGCGCCCCGCAAGCCAGCCCTCCACGTCAAAGGCCGCATCGTCCAGCAGGCGCTGGCTTGCCTTCGGCATGGCCGACAGCTCGTGCAGCGGGATCGAGATGCGTTCGATCTGCGGCGTCGCGGTTTCCGTCACCGTGCCGCTTTCGGTGGCCCAGCCCGACCCCACGTCCGAATGGTCGATGATCACGTCGAACGACGTCGCCTCGACCTGCACGACATTGGCGATGGCCCGGATCGACGAGGTCGATTTCAGGCTCGACCGGATCATCTCGGCGGTCTGCGGATCGACCAGATAGCCACCCTCGGCCGCCACCGCCGTGTTCAGCCCCTTGCCCTCCAGGTGCAGGCCGCGCAGCCCGTCGTCATCGCCCGACCGCAGATAGGCGTCGAAGGCCTTCTGATGCGGGGCCTCGATCTCGGCCGCCGTCGCCAGCGCCGGGCGGCCATGGGTCATCATCTTTGCACTCAGCATGGTCAGTCGCTCTTCCTGTTGTTGCAACACAGATTTCACTTCTTCCTGAAAGCCCTTGAGGGAATTCAGCAATCCAGCCATCGCGGATTTCACCTCCGCAGCCGGTTCCGGGGCCGCGGACAGATCCGTCCCGGCCCGAGCCTTGATCTCGTTCATCGTTCGTCCTTTCCTTGATGAACGGGCCGCCCGCGCCTCAGCCGCGCAGCGTCAGCCCCGCGATGTCCTGCCGCGCCGCCTCGAAGACCTCGGCGATCGCCCGCCAGGTCGCCTGCGCGTCGTCCCCTGCCTTGGCGGCCACACGGGCGTCGGACAGCATCGGGAAAGTCACCAGAGACACTTCCCAAAGTTCCACTTCCGCCAGCCTCCGCTGGCCCGCAGCATCGCGTTCTGCGCGCTTCGTCCGATAGCCGATCGACAGCCCGTCGATTGCCCCCGCTTCCAAAAGCGCGGCCGCCTCCCGCGCACGGGCCACGCCGGGCAAAAGCCGCCCGCTGACCCAAAGCCCCTTTGCATCCTCGCGCACCTCGTCCCAGATGCCGATCGGTTCGCGCGGATCGTGCTGCCACAGCATCTTTACCCGCCGCCCCCCCTTTTCCAGCGCGGCCAGCGACGCGGCATAGGCGCCGGGCAAGACGACGTCACCCCCCTGGTCGCGCGTCCCGAACAGGCTGGCATAGCCCGCGATCACCGTGCCGGCCTCCCCTGCCTCTACCGCCAGCCCCGCTTCGGGGCGGTGAAACTTGCGTTCCGGCGCGCCCGGATTGTCCCGATACTCCATGTCCCTCACCTCATTGCCGCCCTCAGGATCGCCTCGGCTCCCTGCGCCAGCAGAAAGGCCGCCACCCCGTAAACGCCCAGCCAGATGCGCTTTTCCAGGCGCTCCAGCGTGTCTTCGATCCGGCCCAGCCGGTATTCCAGCCCGGCCCAGCGTTCCTCGGCCACGCGCTCGTTCGCCTCGATACGCGCCGTGGCCGCATCGAAACTGTCGTACAGAAACCGCGACCCGCCCTGCTGCCCGCGCGCGCTCATGCGTCCTCCGACAGCCGTGGCAGGCCAAGGATCGCGCGCTTTTCCGCAGCCGTCAGGAAATCGGCCGCCCCCACTCGCGCCCATTGCTGATCCCTTTCCGAGGCCAGCGCCGGGATCTGGTCCAGATCGGGCCGCAGTTCCACCGCCTCGCCCGTGAACCCGGCCAGCCAGTGCGACAAGGCCGCCGTTACCTTCGCCGCCAGCGGCAACACCGTCAGCCGATAGAAGGCGCGGTTTGCCTCCTGGTAATTCGCATAGGTCGCGTCCCCGGGAATCCCCATCAGCATCGGCGGCACTCCGAAGGCGATGGCGATCTCGCGCGCGGCCGCCTCCTTGGTCTTCTGGAATTCCATGTCGCTGGGGCTGAACCCCATCGGCTTCCAGTCCAGCCCCCCTTCCAGCAGCATCGGGCGCCCCGCGTTCCGCGCGCCCTGATGATGCGCCTCCATCTCGCTCACCAGCCGGTCGTACTGATCGGCGGACAGGCTGCCCTGCCCGTCCGCGCCCCGATAGACGATCGCGCCCGACGGCCGCGCCGCATTGTCCAGAAGCGCCTTCGACCAGCGGCTGGCCGAGGAATGGACATCGATTGCCACCGCCGCAGCCTGCAGGGGCGAAAACCCGTAATGGTCGTCCTGCGGATGGAAGGCGCGGATGTGGCAGATCGGCGGCACCTCCCCGGTCAGGTCGAACCGGTGCCTCCGGTTGCCCACCGTATAGTCATAGGCCACCGGCCAGCCATCCGCGCCCGGCACCAGCGCCATCCGGTCCGACCGCAGCACATGCAGCTCACCCGGCAGGGTGGCCGTTCCGGGAACCGCCTCCAGATAGGCGTTTCCGGTTAGCACAAGCTGGCCATAGGCCGCTTCAAGGAATTCGGCCCGGCCCTGCGCCCCGTTCGGCCGCCGGATCAGGTCCAGCACCGGATGAATATCGTGGCGACGCTCGCAATCCTGTAACACCAGCGGCAGGGCCGCCGCCGCCTCGCAGATCACCTTGACCGCCCGGAACCCGATCGGATTGCCCAGGAACCCGTTCCGCGTCAGGCTGACCGTATCCCGCGGGCTCCAGGCCACGCGCCCCGCGCCACCCCAGGCGATCACCCGCCCGGTGGCCGAGGCCTTGGTTTCCGGCACGGGCTCCGCCGCCCGCTCCGTCCGCCGCAGAAAATCAAACACCATCGCCCGTTCTCCCGTTTCCGCGATGGACACCCGCCGACCGGGCAGCCGCCATCGTCCCCGGCGGCACGCCCTGCGCGCCCCGGCCCATCTTCATCCCGATCCAGATACCGATTGCGCCGAAAGCCCCCGGCGCCCTGCTCAAAGGGTCCGCACCCGCGGATCGCGGAACGCCGCCGCGGGCTCGATCATCAGCTCGTGGATCGCCCAGACCAGTGCATCCATCCGGTCAGGGCTGCCACGCCCCTGAAAGCCCGCCCGCGTCATCTGGGCCATCTGGTCCTCCAGTGGCAGAAGCCCGCGGACATGCGCGACGCGCTCCTGTTCGTACAGCGCCGCCACCGGTTCGGCCCGCACCGCCTTGCCTCGGCTGGCATGGACCAGACGCACCGGCAATAGCGGATCCTCCTGGTGGATCACCTCGCGCACCAGTTCCCCGCCCTGGTTCACCTCCGCGACCAGCCGGTCGGCCCCGTGTCGGTGAAACGCCTCCACCGCCGCCCGTGCCCATTGATTGGGCGAGGCGCCGGTAACGCTGGCATCCTCCAGCACATAGGCGCGCCAGTCCTTCGGTGCGCCTTTCGTCACGGCGCCCGCCACCACGATCCCGCAGGCATCCGACCCCGCCTTGCCCGTCACCGGCGGGTCCACCGCCACGACGATCCGGTCCAGCGGGGGAACCTCCTCGACCCGTGCCGCTTCAAGCAAGGCAGCCGTCCAGAAGGCGCCCTCCAGGTCTTCCACCAGCATCCCGTCCAGTTCCTGCGCCCCCAGCCGCGTGCCGCCATAACGCGCCCGCACCTCTTCCAGGAACGAGGCCGCCAGATAGGCCCGGTTCGCCTCGGTCGGCGCGTGGGTGATCACGGTCGAGGGGTTCTTCAGGATCGCCTTCAGAACCGCCACGTTGCGCGGCGTTGTCGTCACCACCTGACGCGGATGCGCGCCCAGCCTAAGCCCGAACTGCAACTGATCCCAGGTGTCCGCCGCCCGCTTCCACTTGGCCAGTTCGTCCACCCAGGCCGCATCGAACTGCGGGCCACGCAGGCTTTCGGGCTCATGCGCGGAAAAGACCCGCGCCTCCGCCCCGTTCGGCCAGACCAGACGGCGGCGCGTGGCCTGCCATTCCGGCCGCCGGTCGGGCGGCGAGCAGGCCATGATGCCGCTGTCGCCGAAGATCATCACCTCGCGCACCTGATCGACCGTCTCGCCCACCAGCGCTACGCGCCGCGCGGCACCCTCGTCCAGTGGCCCCGCGCCTTCGACCTGCGAGCGCACCCATTCCGCCCCGGCCCGTGTCTTGCCCGCCCCGCGTCCGCCCAGGATGACCCATGTCTTCCACATGCCCTCCGGCGGGACCTGATGCGGCAGCGCCCAGAACTCGAACATCCAGGGCAGCGACAGCAGCGCATTGTCGCTCAGCCCCGACAGGAATTCCTCAACCGTCTCCGGCGTCGCGGAGGCAAGCCAGGCGGCGCCCGATCTCAT